TAGATGGCACTTCAGTTGACCCGTTGGACTTTGCCAGCGCTGAAGGCGCACCCGATGGTGTGGTGGCTGTTATTTCCAACTACCGCGAGCTGTGGGTATTTGGCACAGACTCGGTAGAGGTCTGGTACAACATTGGCGGCGCTGACTTCCCGCTACAGCGCATCCAAGGCGCGTTCAACGAGATTGGTTGCGTTGCTGCGTTCTCAGTCGCCAAGCTGGACAACGGCTTGTTTTGGCTCGGTACGGACGCTCGGGGTCAAGGCATTGTCTACCGTGCCAACGGGTATGTGGGCATTAGGGTTTCTACCCATGCCATAGAGTACGCAATTGCCCAGTACGGAAACATTTCGGACGCTATTGCCTACACCTACCAGCAAGAAGGCCATGCCTTCTACGTGCTGACGTTTCCAAGCGGCAACGCCACTTGGGTCTACGATGCGTCCACCCAAGTCTGGCACGAACGTGCGGGTTTCGATAGCGGCGACTTTATGCGGCACCGCAGCAACTGCCAGTGCAACTTTGGCGGCAACATCATTGTGGGCGACTTCCAAAGCGGCGACATCTATCGGTTTGACCTAGATGTGTACGCTGACAATGGCGGCATCCAGAAGTGGCTGCGGTCGTGGAGGGCGCTGCCAACCGGCCAAAACAATCTGAAGCGCACGGCGCAACACAGTCTGCAACTAGACTGTGAAGCAGGCGTTGGGTTAAATTTGTACCCTGCGTATGCCAGCGAAAATATTGACACTGAGGCGGGGTTAGACCTTGTGGCTGAGTACGTGCAAACGTTTTTAGCCACGCAATCGGGGGTTACGTTAACCACCGAAGCAGGGGATGGTTTTGAGCCTTTGGGTCAATACGAGTTGTCAGATACCGATATCACTGGGTACAACTTAGTCACTAATTCATACCCCGCAGCACCAGGCTATGACCCGCAAGTTATGTTGCGCTGGTCAGATGACGGTGGTCACACTTGGAGCAATGAACACTGGTCACAAATTGGCAAAATTGGTGCGTATGGTCACCGAACCTTTTGGCGTCGGTTGGGCATGACCATGAAGCTGCGTGACCGGGTGTACGAACTTTCCGGCACCGACCCCAACAAGATAGCGATCATGGGCGCTGAATTGCTACTGAGCCCGACTAGCGCTTAACATGGCTACGGGCAACCAAACCCAGATCACCCCGCCACGGGTGCCGATCATTGACGAGCGCACGGGTGCAATCTCGCGTCAGTGGTATCGCTGGTTTTACAGCCTGTACACCTTTACCGGCGAAGGAACGGGCATTCTTCCCGTCACCTCTGGCGGTACGGGTCTAGGCACGATTCCGACCAACGGGCAATTGCTGATTGGCAATGGAACAGGCTACACGCTAAACACGCTAGGCGTTGGCGCAGGCATTTCGGTTACCAACGGCTTAGGCACCATCACGGTAGCCAACACGGGCGTTCTAAGCGTTTCTGGAGGCACTACCGGCCTGACCCCTGCCACGGCTACCACGGGCGCTGTAACGCTGGCTGGGAGGCTTGCAATTGCCAACGGGGGCACAAACGCTACGGCTACCCCAACGGCAGGCGGTATTGCCTACGGCACGGGCACGGCGTATGCGTTTACTTTGGCGGGTACGTCCGGCCAGATGTTGACCAGCGCCGGGGCGGGTACGCCGACTTGGACAACGCCAGTGGTCAATACGGTGTCGGCTCCGGTTACCAAGACTGCCAACTTTACCGTGGCGGTTGGCGAAGCCTGGCTGATCAACAACAAGTCTGGCTCGACCTGTACGGTCACGCTGCCGACAGCGTCTGCATGGATCGGGCGGCAGTTAATTTTTAAGAACATGCAGGCGCAGACTCTGGTGTCAGCGTCAAGTAATGTCGTGCCGCTTGACAGCACCAGCGCCGGTACGGCGATCCTTTTGGATGTTGTGGGAAACTGGGCGACGATGGTGTCGGACGGCACCAACTGGGTCATCATGCAAGCCGCCGCAAACAACAACCTGTTGCTGGAGTGACAGATGATCCACCACCACTTTAGCTCAGGTGTTTACGCCAAAGAAACCAGAATCCCAGCAGGGTACGTCTTGGTGCAACACGCCCACAAGCATGACCATCTGTCTATTTTGGCTAGCGGGTCTGTTGAGTTGGCGGTTGATGGTGAGAAGTCCGTTGTCCATGCCCCTGCCTGCTTGACTATTGCTGCGGGTAAGCATCACGGCATAAAATCAATCACGGACGTTGTGTGGTACTGCGTACACGCTACTGACTGCACGGATGAGGATGGTATTGATGAAGTGCTGATTGAGTCTGGGAATACGGAAGAAATGCAAAAATTGGCGTTAAGCCTTCAGGAGTAAATTATGCCTTGGTCATTTATCGTACCCGCCGCAATTAGCCTATTTTCAGGCAGTCAACAAGCAGACGCTGCTGAAAGTGCGGCAGGCGTTGCCGGTGCAGCTTCTGACCGTGCAACAGCGTTGCAAAAGCAGATGTTTGAACGGCAGATGGCGGGGCAAGAGCCTTACCGCCAGGCTGGCCTAGCTGGGCAAAACAGGCTGATGGAGTTGCTTGGACTCAGAATGCCAGCGCAAGCCGGTGGCGGTGGTGTTGGCGCTCCGTACATGCGTAGTGACGCTGAACTCAGAAATGCGTTAGCAGGGCAGTTTACGTCAGAAGGGTCGCCTGGAGGTTATACCGGCGGCGTCGGTAGGGAGGGCGGCGATGGCGTTTATTTGGGGGCAACGCCAGGCGTAATTGACGAGGCCGGTCTTTCTCGCGCTATGGCTGCGGCGCGTCAAGGCGACCAGAACGCCATGAACAACTACCAACCACCGCAAGGTGGGCAAAGTGCTGACTTTGGTCGGTATGCCAGAGACTTCGGCATGTCTGACTTCCAGCAAGACCCCGGCTATGCGTTCCGATTGAGCGAGGGACAGAAGCTACTTGACAGGTCTGCGGCGGCTAGAGGCGGTTTGATTTCTGGTGGGGCTTTGAGGGCCGCAACGCGCTACGGGCAGGACATGGGGTCGCAAGAGTACCAGAACGCATTCAACCGTTACCAGACAAACCGATCTAACCAACTTAATCCTTTGGGCAGCTTGATGACATTGGGGCAGAATGCAGCGGCTAACCAAGGCGCGTCTATGGGGACTTACGGCACTAACGTAGGTAATGCGTACATGGGGCAAGGTGATATTCAAGGTAACGCGATGTTGGCGGGCGCTCAAGCTAGATCGTCATCGTATGGTGACATTGCCAACCGGTATGGCCGTACTAAGCCTAATTTTAGTAACATGTTTGGCAGCAGCAGCATTCCATTATTTAACCCAGATGGAACCCCTACATCTTAATTTAAGGTTACATCATGGCACTTAATTTTGGAATTCTTCAGCCCGTTAATATCGGGGGCCAAATCATGGCCGGTGAACAAGAGGCGCAGCGCAACCAGTTGGCGCAACAGCAGCTAAAAACTGGCGCGATGCAGCAAGAAAAAGCCCAAATGGAAATGACGGGGTTTAAGCGTCGTCAAGCGGGTTTAGATGAGTTTTTGAAACTAAGCGCTGCCAATGGAAAGACCGGAACGCCCGAAGAGTTGGCAGATAGTTTTTATAACTTTTCGTTGACGCAAGGCGACCCTACGCTAATTATGTCTGCGTACAACGCACGGCAAGCTGCCAAAGAACGTAGCGCGTATCAAGCCAGCCGCACGCCTGGGGCTCCTGCCGCGCCTGCTATTGCATCCGCGCAAGAACTACCGGGTGTAACAGTTGGCGGGCCAAATCCTCCTAACATGCTTGGGGGCGCTCCCATGCCTACGGCTAACAGGCTGGCACCTGCGCCTGTTGCTCCTGCTGCGCCGGTCAATCAGTTGGGAGTAGATACAAATGCAATGCAAACTCGCATTGATGAACTACGAAGCATGTACCCAAATGTGCCACAAGCGCAAAAGGAAGCTGACAGACTTCAAAAGCAACTAGATGAATCCCGCAAGCTATTTTCAGTTGGTGGAAACTTAGTAACTGGCGCTGGTGAGGTTCGCTACAAAGCGCCGGATAAGACGGCTGCGCCACCAAGTATGGTTGCTGAGTACATGTTTGCTACAACACCTGCCGGTGGTAATTTTGTAGGGTCGTACCAACAATTTGTAACCGCCCGTTCTGCTGCTGGCCGCGCTCCGGCTCAACCTCGCGCTGAACCTGCGCCAACAATTACGCAAATTGTTGATCCTACCAATCCCAATCAAATGATTACCATTGATGCAAAACGCTATCAAGGCGGAGGGACTGGATCAGTTGGTGTGATTGGCGTAGGCGGAAAAGAGCCTGGAGCCGCCATAAGACAAAATAAAGTTGAAGCTGGTAAAACCCAACTTGCCGACGACTTGGAAAATTTAAGGGCATCGTTTTTAACATTAGATAAAATGCGGGCTATCCCAAGCACCAATCGAAACCCGTTATCAAACATTGCGTCTGCCACCGCAGCAACAGGCATTGGACAAATTTTAGGTAGGGCTACCGGCACTGAAGCGCAAGTAGAACGCGAAGTTATTAACAGCGCCCGTACACGATTGGTCAATTCAATTAAAAACGCTACAGGAATGTCGGCGCAGCAACTCAACTCAAATGTTGAATTGCAAACCATGCTTAAATCCATTTCTGATCCTGGACAACCAGTTCAGGCCGCGCTGCGAATTATTGAGGACATTGAAAACGCATACGTCAAAGGCGCGGAAATGCCTAAAAAGAACGCGCCCGGGGGCGGCGGCGCGCCCGCGCCTGCTGCGGCAGCAGGAGTTGCGCCAACGCAAGACGCAGTTAATTTCTTGCGCGCAAATCCCGGCCTCAAAACGCAATTTGACGCTAAATATGGCGCTGGTGCCGCCGCCCGTATTCTTGAAGGCAAATAATGGCTACAAACCCGTTTGATCAGTTTGACGCGCCGCAAGCCAATCCTTTTGATCAATTTGACGCTGCGCCCACTTTTGGAGGGATGCTGCAAGATGAATTACTTCGCCCGTTTCGCGCTGCGCGTGATGTGGTTGCCGGTGGCGTGCGTGGCGCGGGTTCTGTTGGCGCAACTCTGCTTGCTCCACGGGATGCGTTGGAATCTTTCATTGCCCGGCAGATGGGCGCGCCGGAGTTGCAAGTTCCTGATCGTCGGGCGGCAATGGACGCAGCCTTAAAAAGCATGGGCGCGGACCCAGAATCTTATGCTTATGGCGGCGGTAAATTGGCAACTGAAGTTGCTGGAACCGCTGGTCTTGGCGGTTTTCTTGCGCGGCCAGTAGCGGCAGTGGCCCCGTATGCTCCAGCTTTCTTTAACCCAATTGTCAACGCCCTGCGGTCGTCCGGTTTTAGTTCTGGAATGTTGCCTACAGCCGTTGCTGGCGTTGCTCCACAGGCCATCCCTTTGGCAACCCGCGCTGCCGATATTGGGGCGCGTGTGGTTGGGGGTGGAGCAACGGGCGGCGCGACTGCCGCGCTCACTACCCCAGATGAGATTGGAACTGGCGTTGGGTTGGGCACTGGTTTAGCTGTTGCCGCACCTCCTATCGTTAAATTTTTAGCTAAAAGTGCAGGGTTTCTAAAGGATGCTTTTACTGGTCAGTTGGCCGCAGTTGGCGCGGGCAAAATAGCGCGAGATGTTGCGGGTGATCGGATCGGCGCTATCCGCGCCGCATTGATGGCAGCGCCATCCGACATTACCGCAGCGCAGGCTACATCAGGCATACAAAAAGACGCTTTTCAAGCTCTTGGTGCCATGACTAGTAAAACTGATGACATTTCATCATTGTTAAAACGTCAGGCAGCAGACGATCTAGCGCAATTGCAACGCATGGCCGAGGGTGGGAACGCCACTGAGGCACGAACAGCATATGAGCAATCAATTAAACGATTGAATCAGTTAACTGCCGACATGCGTAATGTTGAACTGCAAGCGGCTAACCAAGCTGCTCAAACAACCAATCGCTTGGCCCCACAAATGCAACAGCGTGAAGCGAGCATGGTCAATGCTTTGCGTGAAGGTATGCCTGCAAACTTACCTTCTGGTGCGGCTGGAATTTCAGCGCCAGGAGTGTCTGGCATTCATTCCGGCACTGAAGCATTGCAACGTGCAAATGTTGCAGACGATGCAGCTAGACGTTTAATGGTTGCACGTTCTCAGGCGGCTAGAGGCGGTGTTTCAGAGTCAACCGTACCCGGCGTAAACGATAAACAGATTGAAAGGGCCAATAGGTTTGTATCAGAACAATGGCAGGAAACATCAGACGCATTTGCCGCCATAGCTAAACAACGCCGTGCTGAAGCTGGGTTTATTGAACGGCAAATTGGTAGCTTGGAAGATTACGGTTTAAAACCATTGGACGCGGGAAAAATTACGGCGGCTATTGACGCCAAACTTTCCCAACCGGGTCTTCGTGCTAGTTCCAACATGATAAAGGTGCTTCAGTCTATTAGAGACGACATTGTTAACTTAACCGAAAAAGGTGGTGGCGTTATTGACGCGCACGACTTGTACACACTCCGTAAGGAAGGCATAAACGAACGCATCATGCAGATCATGGGCCAGACAGACCCCAAAATTAGCGCCAAGGTGACGCGCAATGTGCTTCAAGAAGTTCGCCCATTGATTGATGACGCTATTGAAGCGGCGGCTGGCCCCGGTGGGCCGGGCTGGAAAAACTATCTAAAAACGTATTCCCAAGGTATGCAAGCCATTGACCAAAAAGCAATGGCTTCAGAAGCCGCAAAACTGTTTGAGAACGCGCCAAACGAATACGTTAAGTTGGTTCGCGGAAATAATCCAGACGCAGTAGAAGCCATTTTTGGCCCCGGCAGCTACGACATTTTTAAGGAGATGGGCAGCAAGATGCCTACGTTGGAGAAGTTGGCATCCAACATTCAACGCGCTGGCGAGATGAAAGATGCGGCGGTCGCTGGCACTGAAGCATTAGAAAAAGCTGTTGGTAAAGGATCATTTAAGCTAAGATTCCCCGCTTTTTTTAGCCCTAAAATTACAGCGGCTAACATGACGTTAAGCATTCTTGAGAAACGTCTTGATAAGAAAATTTTTGCTGAATTGCAAAAAGGTATGCTTTCTGGAAAAAGCGCATTGGAGATGCTTAATACTTTGCCAACAATTGAGAAAAGCAAAGCACTCAAAGCATTGGCCGACCCTACTTCTTGGGGGAAAACTGGTGCGGTGGCAGCGCGTGCCGCAACCATACGAGAACAGCCTAAAAACTCTCTTGCCCCCGACAACCAAAACGCATTGGCCCCCCAATGATCGACCAGCAAACAATCAACATCGCCTTGGGCGCGGCGATGTCCGTAATCGGGTGGTTTGCGCGTGAGCTGTGGACTGCTGTGCAGCAACTCAAA